CCAACCACTAGTTAAACTAGTGCCCCATCCGCGCTTCAAGCGGCTACGCCGCGCGAGCGTGTGGATACCAGCTGGCAACCCCGTACTACCACTCACTAAAGAGCGGAAGCACGCTTCCCACCCGTCCTCCTTCCAGTACTTACGTACTGAAGTGACGAGATAGCCGAAGACCTCATCGCGATGTAAGTGCGCATTCCAGCGCATCCTAACACCAGCTCTGAGATTCTGGGCAATTGGGTTGACGTCAGACATGACCCAGCCAATCACGGCCGAAGTATTCCGAAAACCCTCTTGGGAGTGGGTCGTCGGATGCGTGTCCCTGGAAAACCAGGTACCACGCTCTACTTCGTCGTGTCCAAGGTAAGGTAGAGTGCCGTAAAGGTGCTCTATCGTGAACCTCAGATAGCTAGATGATCTGCTATAACCGCGGTAATACATTGAGTTATGAAGCTCAACGTACGCGCGCAGTTGACTGGCATCCCACGGTGCGAGATGATTCCATACTTTCCGTAAACGGATAGGTGTGACATCGACGCCTTTGTAGGCATCGCACCCGCAGGATTCTCTAAAGAATCCTGAAGTACAGCACTTCCCTTCATTGAACGCAAGTCCAAAGGAGGGAAGATACTGCATTATCACCGCATAGTCTTCGCGGTGACATATGATATCATCCCCGTACACATACACACGTGAACGAGCTACTTGCTCTTTCATCTGTTTGTGCACGACCAGCACGCTAACAGCCAATGCATAGAATACTAACGCCTCCACAGGAAAGCAAACTGCTGATCCCATGGGTGCGAACTTCTTCATATGTACGACTGTTCCGTCAGGTAACCGAGTCTCCGGGGAACGTGAGGCCTCTAATGCGGATAACCATTTGGTCCCGCAAAAGAGGTTTCTCACGAGCTCCAAGGACACCCGGTCGGATGCGTCTTTCATGTCGAGCGTCACCATTTGGCCGTCATATGACGACTCAAGTGATAACTGTCGATTAACCCCCTGGTCCGTGAAGTTCACGTGACCCGCCGTTAATCGATGACCCTCCAGAATGCCATACAACTTACGTTGCTGGCCCTGTTGGATCCACTGGTATTCCAGTGGCTCGCACGATATAAGGCGCGGACCTCTACTATCCTTAGGCACTAGTACGACTTTCGCCGTACCGTGCTCGAGGGTTTCAAGGTTGCTGTACCCGTCGCATTTATCGGCGACATGGGAGACATTGAGCTGGAAGTACTCCGTGAAGGGGTACTCAGCGTCAAGTCTTGCATAGATTCGACTGAAATGGGTTTTATCCCCTCCAGTCTCACCAGTTGCAACAGCACCTGGGCCATGTCTCGGGAGAATATCCCGAGGATCACTATGCCCAAGCACGCGAGTGATAAACCCGCGCGCGCGCTTAATGACCGCATCCTTCGGATCGATGACGAGCGTTTTAAGCTCTTCTTCGGTCCGGACGAATGAATCAAGGACCGATTGCTCGGTTTTCTTGTCATAAGGTAGCTCCAGTTTGTACAAGAAGTACAACAACTGACGAGCGTGCCTGACTGCTACAATGGCCATGTCGTCACCTTTTACAGTGATCCACATACCATTTTGCTTGACCTGACTTTCGTCAGGCCGAAGCTCTCCCGATGGAACAAATATCGCACGAAATAGCCAGCCAAAAATGGCGGGCCATGGCTTCCCTTCCGGGTCTATTAAAGACCAGTCAGAGAAGAACGTACGATACGGATCCTCGGATGCAAGCGCCTTGTCAAGTCGCTTGCCGATTGCAGGCAGGGTCTTCGTCAAAAACGAAAACCCCACCTTGCCTAGCATCAACTGGATATAACTCCAGTCAGTACCAGGCTCTGAACCGATATAGCAGTCAGCTATATCATGTAACAACCGCTCATAGAGCGTTGTATATACAACTAGGCTACGCTTATTCATATATATGATTAAGTTGCCGAACCTGTGAGCACCAGTTACATGCCGCTCGATGCTCCCAAAGGAACATCGTCATACCGTGAGGACAGATTGTCTTCGTTTAGGCCTCTCCGTTAAGGAGGCGGTCCACGAGGTCGTTATCTGTAATGCTTGAGGTCCAATCCGTCGACGAGGTCGACGCTCCAGCAAGGAGCGCCAATCCCAACGTGCGAATTAGACTCTGCATTTCACCCGCTGCAACTTCGCTGGCCATGGGTTGGACAGCGACGCCATATGCGGATGCCTTCACGATCGTACCCTGCGCATCTGCAGTTTGAACCAGACGGTCCAAACGAACAGAAACGCGCTGGGTTTTGTAGGGCTTGTTCTCATTCGTTTCCGAATGAGATACCGTCAACAACAGTTTATCTGTACTTGACGGCCAAGCTCCTACGTATTTCGATGAACCATCACCTTGCGACGTCCTATGAAAGGCAATGACAGGAGTAATTTCTCCGGTCAAAGCTTCCGTAGGGTCAATCGCAGAGGTGACTGCACCGAGGTACAAGGGGTCGCTCAACATTTGTTCGACTCTTTCTACACTTTGGCTGACAGCTCGCGCCATACAGCCGGACTCTTGCCGATTTTAGGCGGCATGCCTAAGGATCGACGACGAGGCCTTACTAACGTAGCAACTCGCTACTTAGCAGACGCCTCGCCTGTAAAGAACCTCACTCACCGTATAAATACTAATTGACACGGGTACGCTTTATATAGCGACCCGCCAAATAGTACCGGTATTCAGGCTTAGCACGTTGACCTACCAAGCACGCACCAATTACGATGCGTTGAGCTCGGAAGATTGACTTGCGCCAAGCCTGATCGAGTGAGTTCTTGTCCACAACCAGCGGTGCAGGAAACTGTCGTTTCCTGACATACTGATGGATTTCACCAGAGACGAAGTTAGACAACGTCTTCTGGACCATGTTGGGGCCAAACTGGCCACCAACAACTTCAGGTCCAGTGTAGGTGAGGGATCCGTGATACGTCGTGCTACGATAGAGCGTTTCCGCCCAATCGCACACGATAATATCAACGGGGTACCAATTGGGCTTCAAATTCTTATGAAGCCACTTACCTATATCGTATATCCAATCCAGCACAAAGCTGAAGGGCACACGATCCCATGCAGCGGCAGGGTCCAAAAGACCATACCGATCCACGGCCGCTTTTACGCGGTCTAGGACCCCGTGGAACTCAGGACAGACAAAATAATATTTGACTGTCTGGACATACGTCATACTACCCACGAGATACGTCATGCCGATATCGGCAGTGCATCCTTCCTCACGGAAGGAGTACGCATGCGTACTAGTCCGCCCTGGAGCAAAACCCACCACGCGTTTGCGCGATGTGTAATACTTCTTGGCAGTCTTGTCCGCAAACGCATCTCGCTCTTTGGCCCACTTCAACAAAATATCAAGGAACTCCTTGAGGTCTTTGAAAGAAGCGGCGAAACCAAACTTATAGGCTAATGTAGCATTCATCCAGGATCTCAAGGGCAAGTCCAATAATTTAGACTTAAACCTTAATTTCCTAGTTGACTCAACAAAAGCCAACAAGCTGAGAATGAGCTTCGGAAGCTCCTTCAGATCGAAGAACAAGTACCACACAGAGAAATCCGTATCAAGCGGATCTCTGGTAATGGTAGCTCGTTGATCGATCGGTTTCTTGACAAGCCATTGATACATATCCGTAGTTCCACCAATAACGTCCTCGGGAGGACGGGCAGTTTGAACTGCACCGTCCTGCGAGACCGCCTTAGAGAACAGGTACTGCGAAGCATACTGCCTCGCAGTAGTGCCGGCAAGAGCCAACCCGTCTTGAATAAAGACGGAGTCGGTTTGCCAATTCCCAACTTCTGACTGGAAGCCATATGACCCAGTAGTACGAGTGCAATCCTGCATATGCGGGAATGTTCGTGCTTTGTAGTCATATTGCTCCTTGCCAGAGGGGGTTTCAAAGAAACCCCACACCGGTCGATGAGCCCCCCAAAAGGGTTGCTCAAGATCGGGTCTAGGAATCCAAGCGAAGCCATTCCAATCATAAATAGTATTATTACTGATTAGTTGGTTTACCTGGGCCGTTTTCGGGTATCGGTAATAGCGCATATCGAGTTCAAAGTAGGCTCCCATATA